TTAAATTTGAATATAACACATATGATGTTTCATCCGTGACTATCAGTCTTCTTGATGGTGTGACTGGTATTGGATCTACACAATTAGGAGATATTGTTGACATCACCAGCAGTCAAGTAACTGTCTCTGGATCTGAGACAACAATTGCCTCTTTCCCAGTAGCAAATAGAGCAGCTAAGATCATAACCATGGTTGAGCCTCAGTCTGGTGTCAATGCTGGTGAATATCATGCTGTTGAAATGAATGTCATTCATGATGGTACAGATGTATACAATGTAGAGTATGGTGAGGTCCACAGTAGTCTCACATCATATTCTAGTGGTTCTCTTGGAACTTATCGTTCCTTTATTGATAGTGGTCTTGTAAAGATTAATTTTATTCCAGATGACAGTGAAACATATGAAGCTCAGACTTCATTGACTGTAATTGGTATTGGAACAACTTCTTCTGGTGTTAGTACAACTGCTAGAGACATTGATATGAGTGTTTCCCAATTGAAATCAACTTATACTGAAATTGCATCATCTGGTTCACCAAGTGCTGTTGCCATTTCATCGTATACTGATCCATTCGGTGCATCGTATAATGTGGTTGTCGTGACTGATACAACAAACAATGATTATGAGATGTTTGAGTGTGTTATTTGTAATTCATCATCAAATGAATCTATCACTGATTATGCAAATGTTATAACTGGTTCTACTACTCTTGGTTCAGTTGGAGTTGATACCACTGGATCAAATGTTACCTTAACTTATACCCCAATTGCAAGTGCTGATATAGAAGTTAGAACTTTTGGTATTGATTTGAAAATCTTCGATAGTAATACTAATACTGATGATCTTGATCATAATAATGTTGTTATTTCTTCCAAGATTGGTAACTACACAGGAACAAAACAATCTCTTGTTACACAATTTGGACTCAAACATGAAGGACTCAACATCTTCCAGAGAGAATTTGACGGAAGTGATTCTGATGTAGTCAACGTCACTGATGGAACTATTTCAATTCCAAATCATTTCTTTGTGACTGGTGAAAAAGTTCTCTACACACATGCAGGAACTGGAACAACAATGGCTGTTGGTATCGGAACAACAACAGTTTCTGGTATCGGTCTCACTGACAAACTTCCTAACGAGCTTTATGTTGTTAAAATTGATGACGCTAGATTAAAGTTTGCTGATACATCAGAAAAGGCTAATAGGTTAATCCCAGAAACATTTATAATTGATTCTGTTGGTGTTAGTAATTCTCATGTAATTACCGCTACCAATCAAAATGCGAAAGCATTTGTAGCTGTTGATAATATGATTCAATCTCCTGTTACTGGAACTGCAGTCACAACATCTTTAGAACAAAATATAGTATTTGATACAGTATTTGATGTATTGGGTATAACGTCATTCGCATCTCAAGATATTATTAAAATTGATGATGAATATATTATTCTCACTGATGTTGGTGTTGCTGGTTCAACAAGATTTGGTTGTAGGAGAGCTCAACTTGGTTCCACTCTTAAAGAACACTCTAGTGGTTCTCTTATTACTAAGATTTCTGGTAACTACAATATTGTTGATAACAATATTAACTTCGCTTCGGCACCATATGGTAATACACCACTTAGCACGACATCTGCAGCTGACCCAGATGAAAGAGATTGGACTGGTATCACCACTAGTTCTAGTTTCCAGGGTAGAACCTTCATGAGAAGATCTCCTGTGAATTCTTCAAATGAAACATATTCAAACAATATTGTCTTTGATGATGTGTCACATAAATTCAATGGACTTAATAAGGATTTTACTCTGAGATCCGACAACAATAACACTGTTGGTTATTCAACAAATAATGGTATCATCCTTATCAATAGTATTTTCCAAGTTCCTCAAGGAGCTTTAGCTGGTGATGGAGTCTACAATATTGAAGAATCTTCTGGAATATCAACGATATCATTTACTGGTATTGGGGTCAGCAATGGGCATGATCCAAATGATAGTAATATCCCACTTGGTGGTTTAATTGTTTCATCTGGATCAGTTAGTGGATTTGGATATCAATCATTGGTATCAGCTGGTGGAACGGTAACAATCAACGCTTTTGGACAAGTATCAACTGTCAGTATCGCAAACAGTGGTTCTGGTTATAGAGTTGGTATTCAAACAGTTGTAAATGTTGGTGTTCAAACTGACGGGGTCCCAAGTCTCCAATTCATAGGAACCGCAGCGATTAGTGGTGGTCACATTGTAAGTGTCGCTATTACCAATCCTGGTAGTGGTTATACCTCAACTAATCCACCAGAGGTAGTGTTTGATGATCCACTTCCATACTTTGACATCCCCGTTCAATATAGTCCTTCTAGTGTTACTGGAGTTGGAAAGAGTGCAACAGTCAATATCGTTGTTGGTCAAGGATCTAGTATCATTGACTTTGAATTTAGATATGGTGGGTATGCTTATGGTGAAGGTGAGATATTAACTGTTCCTATTGGGGGAACGACTGGAATACCGACCGATACCTCGGTGACTTTTGAAGAATTCCAAATTACTGTTGATAGAATCTTTACTGATGACTTTAATGGTTGGTCTGTTGGTCAATTGGAAGTTCTTGATAAGTTTGATGATTTATTCGATGGATCTACAAAAGATTTCAGACTGAAGTTAAATACTCAATCTGTTTCTATTCAAGCAGCTCCTGGATCAAATGTTGAAGTTGATCAGACACTTCTCATCTTCATTAATGATATACTTCAAGAACCTGGTAAAGCTTATGTATTTACTGGTGGTAGTACCGTTGAGTTTACTGAAGCTCCAAAGATTGGTGATTCTTCTAAAGTTCTTTTCTACAAGGGTAGTGGAGATCGTGATGTTGTCTTTACCAATGTTATTGAGACAATAAAGGTTGGTGACACTCTTGATATCAATAATCTTCCCCCCTCTCAAAATGCATTTTTTAATCAAGATGTTAGAACTGTAACTGGAATTAATACTCTTGATTCTGTTCAGACTAATGTTTATCGTGCTCCTGGAGTCACAAGTGATAGAAGTGTCTTGAGACCTGTAACCTGGTGTAAACAAAAAGTTGATAAAATTATTAATGGAAAGGTTGTTGGTAAAGATAGAACTAATTATGAACCTAAAATTTATCCAACTTCTTATTTGATTCAACCTGTTGGTCTTGGTTCTACAGAAACTTATGTTGATAGTGTCAGACCTCTCTTTGATTCAAATAATGAATCTCAAGTTAGAGATTTCCAAGATTCCATTACAATCACATCACAAGATAGTATTGTTGGAGCTTCTGGTACGGCTATCGTATCAGCAGCTGGCACCATTACTAGTATTTCAATTACTAATGCTGGTCTTGGATATACTATAGCACCTTCTGTCACGATTGGTTCCACACTTGGTGTTGCAACAATCGCAACAGCTACAGCTTCAATTACATCTGGTGTAGTAACTTCTGTCACCATCACTAATGGTGGTGGTTACTATGATCAACCACCAGTTGTTATTTTTGAACAACCAAATCTTAGTAAGGAAACCATTAACGTTTCTTCTTATAGTGGTGATTATGGAACTATCATTGGTTTTGCAACATCCAAGTCTGGTTCACAAAATAAGATGTTATTTGACTTATTAATTCCTTATAATTCATTCCTGAGAGAAACAGATTATGTTGGAACAGCGATTACAGTAAGTTCCCTTGATGTCGGTGATTTCTTAACAATCTACAATACCAATATTGATGTCGGAGTCGCACTGACAACTCAAGATAACGTTGGTAACACTTTATCAACAGCATCTACTTTCTCAGATGCTGTATATCAAGTACAAAGTGCATCAACTATCCAGATGACGGTAGCTGGTGTATCTACATATGTAAGAAGAATTGAAACCAACGTAAGTGATCTCGGAACCGTAAGTTTCGGTTCAACAACAACTGGTAATTTTAGTTGGGGTAAGATTATGTTTGAAACTAGAACTAATAGCAAAGAGTTTCAATCATATCTTAGTATGGGATACACTGGAATCTCAACCTCTGGTGTTGTTCAGAGAACCAACCCTCTGAAGTTTGTTAATTACACACAAATATAATACTCCAAAACTGTAATAAATAACAAAAAAGTCCAAATAAAATGGCAGCGATAATCACTGATCAACTTCGTATTTTAAATGCTAAGAACTTTGTGGCGGGTGTCCAATCCTCCACAAATTCTTATTATGCATTTATTGGACTCCCAAATGCAACTGATTACCAGACTGACTGGGACACCAATCCACCTTCACCAAGAGACAATCTCAATGAGTCTAATGACTATTGGGACACGATGTTGGCAATGAAGAAGATTGGTGCTTCTGATGTTAGTCAAGTAGTTAGAAAAAATAATTGGTCATCTGGTGTTACCTATGACATGTGGAGAAATGACATCAGTATAGATAAACAATCTTTACCATCTGGAGTTGCTGACATTTATGATGCAAACTACTATGTAATGAACTCTGACTATAGAGTTTATATTTGTCTTTTCAATAATGCAAATCCTGAAAATAATTTTCAAGGTAGTCCATCTCTCGATGAACCCACATTCACAGACTTAGAACCAAGATCTGCTGGTTCGAGTGGTGACGGATATATCTGGAAATACCTTTATACAATCAAACCAAGTCAAGCAATTAAGTTTGACTCTACAGAATACATTCCAGTCCCATCAGATTGGTATGATACCACTAGTGATAATGCTCCTATAAGACAGAATGCTTCCACAAGTGGTCAACTTAAGATTGTAACTATAAGAGATCGTGGTGTTGGACTCGGGACAGCTAATGTAACTTATACAAGAGTACCAATTGTTGGTGATGGGACTGGTGCAGAAGCTACTGTAGTTGTAAATAACGATTCAAAGATTGAATCTGTTATTGTTTCATCTGGTGGTTCTGGTTATACATTTGGAACACTTGATATTGAAGGTGGTGGTCTCCCAGCTGGAACTACATCACCTATTTTTAACGTAATTATTCCACCAAATGGGGGACATGGTTACGATATTTACAAAGAATTGGGTGCATTTAACGTTTTAACGTATGCTAGATTTGAAAATGACACTAATAACCCAGATTATATTACTGGGAACCAATTCTCAAGAGTTGGATTAGTTGAAAATCCACAAGCATATAATTCATCTTCTCTTTTGAATCTTGATAAAGTTAGTGCGGTCACCGCTCTGAAACTTACTGGTATTGGATATGATTCGGCTGACTTTACTCCAGATAGTTATGTCACTCAAACTGTCGGATTGGGAACAACGGCTGTTGGTAGAGTAGTTTCTTACGATGCAACCACTGGAGTTCTCAAACTGTGGCAAGATAAAACCACAGCAGGTTTCAATAGTGATGGTTCTTTGAACGCAAATCCAATTTATGGGATTACAGCCCACAGATTTACATCTGACATCAGTGCAAGTGGTTCTTTAAATATCGTAGGTGGCTCAGTCACTCTCGGGATTGAAACCACTTTTACAGGTATATCTACGGTAATAAATAATAGGACATATTACTTGGGTCAAAGTTTTACGTCTGGTGTTGCACAACCAGAAGTAAACAAATATTCTGGAAATACTATCTATGTTGACAATAGACCTTCTGTCACAAGGTCTTCATCCCAGAAAGAAGACGTAAAGATCATCTTGCAATTCTAATAAGAAATCATGCCACAGGAAACTA